AGCAAGCTGGTCGTTCGTGAAACTAGTCTCACAAATGTCTTGAATGTTAGTTTTTAACTCAGTGTAATTCATGCGTTAGCCCATTGGCCCTCTAGCGTATATGCCTTTAGTAGCTGCTCCAGTGCCACGCACTTTAACTTTACGGTTGGTAGTTGCTTTAACTGGCCCACCGTTTTTATACTTAGACATCTTTTTAAAATCTTCGCCAGAAATTTTACCATCTTTATTCTTATCTAGCTTATGTTGTTTGCCTTTAAGTGCCATGTTACGTTTCCTTATGAAGTTGTTACAGTTACGTCCCCTACAGCTCCAACAGCTTGGAGAGGATTGGGTGTTAAATTGTAAGGGTTTGCGCCCCCACCAACAGGGTTCCAACCCCAGTATATATCTCGACTACTATTGTCTCCTGACTCACCTAAACTACGATCTGGCCTAGGGTCACGTATTGCTTGTGGATCATCTACTGGAAACTCTCCTAATTTTAATTGAGGGTGGTCAGGGTCCCAACATTCAATGCAAGCCTTTAAGTTTGTATCTCTACCTTTTACAACTAAGTTACGCAACTCACGTAGCTTGTACTGAAACCCACAAACATCACACTCTGCTATGGCTATCTTATTAGAGGCAAATCTGTTGCTCATTACTGATAACTCATGCGTGGAACAAACCTAGCTGAAGTCTTTTCTCTGTCCTCTGCTGCGGCTAGTTCAAATTGTTCTTCGTACATGGCTTTTAACATAGGAACGCGGTCTATAGCTTCAGGTAATTTAAGAGATATATAATAAGCTAGCCCTGCTACTAGGCAAGGAAAAAATCTAAAATTCATATCCGCAGTCTGTACACCACTACCCGCGTCTTCAATACGTCTCATTCTCCAATAATATAATTTATAATCATTGTTATCTGGTAGAGGCCATACATGAAACTTAGGGTGGTCACGAAGGCGTTCTATATAAATTTGAATTGGTCTACCTTGTGTTAACTTGTTAGGTATTGACGCGTACGTACTTACACTTATACGACTTATAGTAAGATCAGACTGAGTAGCTGTATTACCTTGATTAGTGCGTATTTGTTGTTCTAACAAGTCTACGGTATCGGCAGGTAGGTCATAAGCAGTAGTTTGACCTTTTACGAGGTCTACAGTCCCACTATCTATGGTCCACATGTTAATTCCACGATTTTGCCACTCTATAGTTAGCAAATTCATAGACCTTCTAGCAGTTCTTAGATCATACCCTGAACGCATCTCGCGCCCTGCGCGTTCAAATGCTTCTTCAGCAATCTCCGTGAACTCCATGTTAAATGCGGTAGTGCCTGATGTAGCCATTATTTACCTACTTTTTTCATAGCATCTTTGTGAGCTTCAGTAAAGGTTCTTCCTGTTTTCATAGCTTTTTTCATTTCAGACATATGTTTCGCGCTATGGTGTACAGAATGTTTTTTAAGTGTCTCTTTCTGTCGTTTAGTTAGTTCTTTGGATTTACCATACTTTTTACGCATTACTTATATCCTAAACATAAAGTGTTTTCTTACGTCTATTATTCATTACTTGTCCACAACCTTTGGCTATGGATCGCTTGCCTATAGCAAGTCCGCCTTCGCGTAGTTTAACAGTAGCAGGTTTTGTATTTTTCACTACAGTCTTTCCTTTTGATCCTGCACGTTTCTTTTTCTTGGCCGTGGACGCTCTTTCACCTTTACTAAGTGATTGCGCCTTACTTCTAGGTAAACATCGGTCTGGGTTCTTTTTATCTTTAGACGTACCACACTTACCTTTTATATTGCCGTCTGTACCAATTCTAACCCAGTCTTGGTCTACCCATTTTTTAAGGTCGCCCATTACTTCTTACCTTTTGACCCTTTTGCGTAGTTAGGATCTTTACAATATTTTGAAGCTGCCATGTTTGCGTACGCGGAGGGATATGTATCAAAGGTTCGTTTAGCCCACGACTTACCTTTAGCACATATCTTCCCACCAGATTTATAATACCTGCGCACTATGAACCTTTCATCCGTACCATTTTAGCCTTGCGAACACCTTGTTTTGCCATGCCACAACCGCGAACCTTACCGCCTTTGTTCATCATAGGCATCTTACTAGCTCGGTCTCTACCTTTAGCCATAGGAGCACGTCTCTTGCTTGGAGGCATAGGACCGCCTGTCGTAGGGTTTGGCCCTGCCATAACACCACCAGTGCCTTTAGGACTAGGTTTAGGACCACCTTTTGGACCACCACCTACATTAACGCCACTATCATCGTACGGCGCACGTGGAACAGGTTTTTTCTTTTTTCGAGGGCCAGACTCTGGCATCTCGGCTGCAACCATCATCCCTCGTTGATACTTAGGCATTTTTTTGTCTTTCATTTTCATTGCTTGCTCCTGCTTCTTTTTAGCCGCTTTTTCTTTTGGACTAAGGTTTAAGTTTTGAGTCATAGTATCAAATTCAATTTTAGCTTGCTCTTCATCAGTTATTTTTGACTTTTTTGATTTTCCACCAGTACTCATTTGCTTTGACATTGCATTTCTACTAATCGTCACAATATTCTCCTAACATTTCCATCGTTTCCTAGCTTGCCGTAACCTTGAATTAGGGTCTTTAGCCGCTTTAGGAAATTTTTTCATTTGTCCAGCAGAACGAGCGCAATAGGACTTACGCCTACTTGCCCGCTTGCCAGTTGGTTTGTCTTCAGTAACCGCAGTTTGTAGCTTAGATCCGGGGTTATTTCTTCTGTACTTAGCTACGCCTTTTTTAGTCATACCCGCGCCAGACTTAGTAGCACGTTTATCACCACTCTTAATAGACATGCCTTTCATGCCTACTCCGCCACCTCTTTTATAGTACTTACGCATAAAATACAGTTATCGAAGACATGTTAGCGGCTGAGTATTCAACGTAACCAGCATCTTTAAACAATATACCGTCATCTGGTACATCAGGATACTCAGAAGTTGTTGCAGAACCTACAGTATTAAACTGCATACGAACCGTTCCTGTAGGACTAGTATCACGGAAAGATATAGTTCCTGCACTAGCTGTATTTACTGCATACAAACCTTTTAAACGTAACCTTCCGCCAAAGATAGATGCGGCTACACTATTACTAGTACCTGCACTAACGTTACCTGCGGGATCACCTACCGCTGTTATAGAAGTTATAGACGTATAGTAGTTTACACTTGAAACCACACCTGTATCAGCGCCTGTAACTCTTTCACTAGCAGCATTACCATCTTGATCTAATCCAATAATGTCAAAAGAGATTGCGTCATCATCACCCGCAGAAGTAATAGTTATCTTTCGGGCAGCATCAGTAACATAAGGACTAGCAGTCAACGTAAGTGCCGCGTTATTACCTACTGCGGCAGCCGTAGATATAGCTGTTGCGCTTGCTGCTGCGGCAGAAATAAATGTCGATTGAATGTCAGAAGACATAATCTACTCCTTACGGTTGAATTGCAGTATTAAACGCCTGTGCATACATTACAGTAATTACCGCAGAGCCTGCATTAGTTCCAGCAGAAGAAGTAACAGTAAGACGTAGATCAGAAGAACCAGTGTCTTTCCACGATAACGTACCACCACCTTGCGTGGTAATTGTTTTAAGTCCTACACTTGTGCCTGAAGCGACAGCGTTAATGAAAGTATTGTTATTTCCACCCGCTTGACCAACACTTATATTAGTAGTTGTGTTAGCAGCCGTCTCTAGGTCGATTATGATATTTACAATCTTAGAGTTTGCAGGAATAACTATGTCAGTAGATGATGCAGTAAGTGCGCCACCTGATAGGTCAGCTACGTGTTGTTGGGTCATTACAACGTAGCCTACGTTAGCAACATCTTCACCTACAGTTGTTCCAATAGTATTTCGAATGTTACCTGCCCGTATAGGGCCAGCAAAAGTAGTATTAGCCATTATAAAGTTCTCACATGTGAGTTAAAGCAAATCTGTCTACATGTCGTCAGTCGGGCCTGTCAGATTCACCGGATTGTTTCCCGATATAAATAAACATATCACAGTATATATCTTTGCGTCAAACATAAAAA